CTTTGGAGCCTATGGTTTTGGCTTAATTCACTTGATTGGCGGATATGCCAGAGCGGGGACAATGATCATCCGTCAGCTGGTAGACGCTGGTTCTTTGGCTAATTTACCAGGCGGTTTGAAGGCCAGAGGGCTTAGAGTTAAGGGGGATGACACCCCAATTGCTCCTGGAGAGTTCAGGGATGTCGATGTTCCAAGTGGCCCGATCAAAGACAATATCATGATGCTCCCTTATAAAGAGCCGTCACAAGTATTGGCTTCTTTATTGGGAACAATTACAGACGAAGCTAGAAAACTTGGCGCAATCAGCGACATGAATATCAGCGATATGTCTGCCAATGCTCCCGTTGGAACGACGTTGGCTTTACTAGAAAGACAACTCAAGACCATGAGCGCGGTCCAAGCTCGAGTTCATTACGCAATGAAACAAGAGTTTAAACTGCTCAGAGATATTATTAGGGACTTTACACCCAAGAAATACGATTACGATCCATCTTCTGGCACAAGAAAAGCCAAGAGGGAAGACTATGACATGGTTGAGGTAATACCAGTCAGCGATCCAAACTCTTCTACGATGGCACAAAGGATCATGCAGTACCAGGCGGCCATGCAAATGGCTCAACAGGCACCGCAGATTTATAATTTACCTAATCTACATAGACAAATGCTAGAAGTATTGGGTATTAAAAATGCCGACAAATTAGTCCCAACTGATGATGACGAGAAGCCACGCGATCCAGTTTCAGAAAACATGGCATTCCTAAAAGGAAAACCCACAAAAGCGTTTATCTATCAGGACCACGACGCTCACATTGCCATCCACCAAGCAATGATGAAAGACCCTTTGCTGGCCGCCCAAATTGGACAAAGCCCTATGGGTCAACAAATGTCAGCCGCAATCATGGCGCATATATCAGAACATTTAGCGTTCCAATATAGACAGAAAATACAGAAACAGCTGGGCATCCAAATGCCGGCACCTGATAAAGATTTGCCAGAAGATGTTGAAGTTCAACTATCTCAACTGGTTGCTCAAGCTGCTCAGGCTGTTTTACAACAAAGTCAAAGTCAAGCCGCGCAACAGCAAGCCCAACAGCAAGCCCAAGATCCTTTGGTGCAAATGCAACAGGCCCAGCTGCAAATTCAACAACAAGAAGCGCAAACCAAAGCACAAAAAGTGCAGGGTGATTTGCAAATTAAACAAGCGGAACTACAACTCAAAGCGCAGGCAGCTCAGGCCAAAAACCCACAAGAAGACTTGATGGCAAAGCAGCAAATAGTTCAACAGCAATTACAAGCTAAGCAGCAAGAAATACAACAAAATGCTCAAGTTCACCAACAAGAGTTAATGCAAAACGCCCAAATTCACCAACAAAACATGGCGCAATCTGTTCAAGATGCAAGGCTCAAAGCCCATTTAGAAATGATGCGGTTAATGAATAAACCGAAAGGTAAATAATGGAACGTCAAATTCTAGAACATTTAGACAAAAAAATTAAACTGCGTCGGGAAGAATACGCAGATGCTTTGGCAAGCGGTACAGCTACCGACTATGCCATTTATAAAGAATTGTGCGGGGTGATCCGGGGTCTAGCCATCGCACAACAAGAGATAGAAGACCTCGTGCGTAGATATAAGGAAGATGACGATGAGTGAAACCAATGAGGTGACAACGTTTACACCTGAAATTTTGATCAGCCAAGATGGAGTTCAGGCCACAACATTACCGCAAACCGCTGAGGATAAGGCTAAGCAATTACCAGATCCTGTGCGTTTTCAGATATTGACGGTATTACCGGAGATAGATGAAGAGTATGAAAGCGGTATTGTGAAATCTAGCCAATCTATTCACTATGAAGAAGTACTTTCTCCTGTACTGTTTGTAGTAAAACTTGGCCCAGATGCGTTTAAAGACGCAAGTAGATTCCCGTCTGGCCCATCATGCAAAGTAGGAGACTTTGTGATTGTCCGTCCTAATTCAGGAACAAGACTAAAGATCCATGGTAAAGAGTTCAGACTCATTACTGATGATCTAGTTGAAGCGGTTGTGCAAGATCCTCGCGGCATTAGTCGCGCAGCTTAAGGAAATATCATGGCTGAAACACAATACAAATTCCCAGACGAGCAAGGCAACGAAGAAGCTTACACTGTAGAAGCAGATCCCGAAGTAGAAATCGTTGACGACACACCTACAGAAGACCGCAATCGAAAACCCATGGCTGAAGCTCCAAAAGAGTTTACAGACGATGAGTTGGAAACTTACAACGAAAGCGTCAAGAAAAGGATTCAGCATTTTACAAAAGGCTATCACGAAGAACGCAGAGCTAAAGAAGCGGCACATCGAGAAAGAGAAGAAGCTTTACAGTTAGCTAGGCAAGTGCTTCAAGAAAACCAACAGCTTAAAGGCTCATTGAATCAAGGGCATACTGCTTTATTGGAACAAGCCAAAAAAGTAGTGGAGAATGAAATCTCCATGGCCGAAGCCAAAATGAGAATAGCCTATGAGTCAGGAGATTCATCGGCTATAGCGGAAGCGCAAAAAGAGCTAACTACAACTGTTCTAAAAGCAGACAAAATAGCAAACTTTAAGCCTACCCCTTTACAAGCTCAAGAAAATCAAGTACAAACGGTACAACAGCAACCGGCTCCCCGGCTTCATTACAAAACTGAAGACTGGCGTTCACGGAATCCCTGGTTCGGGCAAAACCGGCGCATGACAAGTTATGCATTGGCCCTGCACGAAGAGCTCACGCAAGACGAGCGTCTTGAACCGACTAGCGATGAGTATTTCCAAAGGATTGATGCTGAAATGAAAAATCGTTTTCCTGATGCGTTTGGTGTAACTGTGGATGCGACTCCTTCACAGAAGAAATCAAACGTGGCTCCGGCTACCAGAAGCACAGCGGCCAAAAAAATCGTGCTTACTCAAAGTCAGGTCAATATCGCCAAAAGGCTAGGTCTTCCGTTAGACGTCTATGCCAAAGAGGTTGCTAAACAAAACAGAAGGGTTGAATAATCATGAGTGACAATCGTAAGCCTAGAGAAGCGGATTCAAGAGAAATGATGCAGCGTCCAGAATCCTGGAGGCCGCCAGAAGTTCTACCTGAACCGAATGAAAGACCCGGTTGGGCTCATCGATGGGTTCGTATTAGTATGATTGGTACATCCGATCCTGCTAATATTTCTTCTAAGTTTCGTGAGGGTTATGAGCCCTGCAAAGCAGAAGAATACCCCGAAATGATGATGCACGCCACTCAAGAAGGCCGATTCAAAGGCAATATTGAAGTTGGTGGATTGTTATTGTGTCGTATTCCTGCAGAGTTCATTGATCAACGTAATGCTTACTACAACAAGCAAAACCAAGCTCAAATGGAATCTGTTGATAATACGTTTATGAAAAACAGTGATCCTCGTATGCCTTTGTTTAAAGACAGACGTAGCGAGGTAACAATTGGTCGTAATTAATCAAGGAGTCCTAAATGGCTTATCCAATCATTCCCGCAGCATACGGGTTTAAGCCAGTCAGTGAGTTCGGCGGTTTGGCCTATTCAGGTTCAACCCGTATGTATCCCATTGCTACTGGTTATAGCACTAATTTGTTCAATGGCGACATTGTTCAACTATCTGGCGGTACAGTTGTAGCTACAACTATGTCTGCAGCCTCATCTCCCGCTACTCCTGTAGCTGGTACATTGGGCATTTTCCTTGGCGCTGAGTACGTTAACTCATCCAAGCAAACTGTTCGTGGTCAATACTGGCCTGCAAGTACAGTTTCCGACTATGCAGTAGCATACGTTGTGGATGATCCCCGTACTGTGTTCAAAGCAGTCATGGTTGCACAAGGTACTTCCTTGTCCAACACAGCATCAACAGTTGGCTATGCTAACGCTACTTTTATTGGTACTAACGTGTATGCCGTAACAGGTACTGCAGGTAACACCAATACTGGTGACTCAGCAATGGCCGTTTCTGGCGGTGTTATTAGCTCAGGTACATCTGGTAACACTCGTGTTGCTACATTGCTACCTTTCCGTGTTGTTAGCATGGTGCAAGACACAGCCGTTGTGGTAACAGCTACTGGTGGTAATGCAAATACCTCTGGTACTACTATTACTTTGACAGCTGCAAACACTGCTATCCAACCCGGAATGCAATTGATTGCTCAAGGCGTAAGTGGTGTTGCTCAAGGTAACTACATTTCTGTAACCAATGTGAACGGTACAACCGTGACTCTAGGTTCCAGCATTGCAGTGCCCACAGGCACACAACTTTCTTTTGTCGGTTTCCCTGAAGTGTTGGTAACCTGGAATGCAACATTCCAAGGTATGACCAATACTGCTGGCGTTTAATTAAGGAGCTAAATCATGGCTATTTCACGCGCACAACTATTGAAAGAGCTGCTCCCAGGATTGAACGCATTGTTCGGTCTAGAGTATGCACGTTATGGCGAAGAGCACAAAGAGATCTATGAAACAGAGACCTCTGAGCGTTCATTCGAAGAAGAGACCAAATTGTCTGGTTTCTCTGCTGCACCAGTCAAAGGCGAGGGCACAGCCATTTCCTATGATAATGCACAGGAAGCATGGACAACTCGTTATAACCACGAAACCATTGCTTTGGGTTTTTCAATCACTGAAGAAGCGATTGAAGATAACTTGTATGACTCTTTGTCTGCACGTTACACCAAAGGCTTGGCCCGTGCCATGGCTTATACCAAACAGGTTAAAGCCGCAGCAGTTTTGAACAACGCTTACAATGCCGCTTATGTTGGCGGTGATGGCGTATCTTTGTTGAACTCTGCTCACCCATTGGTCAATGGTGGTACCAACGCTAACACTCCTTCCGTAGCTGCTGACTTGAATGAGACTTCTCTTGAGAATGCCGTCATTCAGATCGCTGCCTGGACAGACGAGCGTGGCCTTTTAATCGCCGCTAAGCCCAAGAAGTTGATTGTTCCTCCAGCACTACAGTTCGTTGCAACCCGTTTGCTCGATACTAAATTGCGCGTTGGTACAAACAACAATGACGTTAATGCTATCGAGAACAATGGTTCGATCCCCGAGGGTTACACCATTAATCACTTCTTGACCGCAACTAACGCATGGTTCTTGACTACCGATGTACCAAATGGTCTAAAGCATTTTGTACGCACACCGCTACAGAATTCAATGGATGGAGACTTTGATACAGGGAACGTTCGCTACAAAGCCAGAGAGCGTTACTCATTCGGTTGGTCAGATCCATTGGGAATCTATGGTTCTTACTAATTAAATCAAGCACTTAGCTAGATTGGAAGGGACTCTTGTAGTCCCTTTTCTTTTGTTGTATAATTACTCGTATCGTATAACAGGAGTATGATATGGAGTATCCAGACAACAGGGCTGAGGCAAAACGTATAGGGGCAACGCATTACTTTACGGGAGTAGCGTGTATTCGCGGGCACATTGCTTTACGCAAGACCAAGGGATCATGTGTAGAGTGTATGAAAGAGGACTGGGTAATTGATAATGAAAAGCGCAAGGAGAAGCCAAAGTCTGAAGCCGCTAAAGAAGCTGGACGACGTTATTACGAGCGCAATAAAGAATTGGTAAAAGCCAGATCAAATGCCAGGCCAGAAGAAGAAAGAAGCGCTTATAAACTTAAACACAAACAAAGTAATCCAGAATACTACAAAGCCCTCACAAGCGTTCGCAAGCGCAGACACCGAAAAGCTACACCTAAGTGGATTACGCCAGAACAAAAGCTGGCCATGCGAAATTTGTATTTAAAGGCTCAAGAGCTCACTAAAATAGCCGGCGAGAGGTATGTAGTTGACCATATTATTCCGCTTATCTCAGAGTCTGTGTGCGGGCTACATGTGCCCTGGAATCTACGAGTTATTACGCAAGAAGAGAATTTAAAAAAGTCAAATAAACTGTTTCCGCTGTAAACGTTTACAGCAAAAAAAGAGGGCCTAAAAAACCCTCTTTTTTTATTGACACTTTTAAAATATAGTGTATATTTAACTTATCTAGGATTTTTATGCATACCGCCAGCCCGCCTAGGGGTCATGTGCAATCAATTGGTATG